TCGAATAGCACGTAGAGCGTTGAGCGTAGCCGCTGGCTCGGTGTCTTGCTTCCAAGCTCGGCAGCATCGAGCTTCAGGTTATTGAGTAGCTGTTCATCGTTGTAATTGAACTGCTCGCCCTTGAATGCCATAACACCTACCCCACCCATCCATTGGTTGAAGAGTGCGCTCGTTTGTTCGGGTGAAAGCTCCTGCGTGCCGATTGTAACCTTGATGGTCTTATCGCGGCGCGTTGCTACCGATTCAATGGCGCATGGTATGGTTAAGAGTTTAGCATCCATATTCTGACTCATGCTTGCGGTTAGTCTTTAATCCATCCATGTAATCGTAAACCATGCGGCGAATTGTTGACTTATGTGATTCAGGAACGCGGAAGGTAATGTTAACCGTTCGCTCGCCATATAGCGGCTTTGCGCCCGAGCCCTCGCGGTAACCTCCTCGCCCTGTGTTTAGGCACTTAGTGCTTATTTTTTCGCTTTCCATCATTTGCAAAGATAAGTATTTATTTGATTGCGTGATGCATTTCGATGCCGTTTTTTTTCAGAAGCATTAGCCACTCATAGCAGCGTTTGAGATATAACTTGCGCACGAATGAGCCATCGGGTGCGTGTTTCAATTGCCCTGCGTAGCTTCGGTGCGTTCGGGCTGTGCTGTGATAGGTTACACATCCATCGGTTAAGGCTACATCGCTCGGGTAGTAATTATTCATGCGCTCGATTAGTTGCTCTTCGATTGTCATTGCGTTAATGTTTCAATACACATTTTTAAGCCTTCTGCTATTTCGTATTGCTCAATTTCAATATGGTTTTTTATCATTCTTTCTAACTTTTTGCAATAATCAGTAGTAAGCCCATCGTCAATATTACACATGGCTTCATAATGAATCCTTCTTATAAACCTTTTTACATCTCCGTTTATAATTGTGCTCGTTGTTTCAAAATATTCTTTTTTCATTAGAACGGCGTTATGTCAAAAGATTCATTCGGCTGCATTGCCTTCGTTTCGACCTCAACTGGTAGGTATGTGCTGCCACCACTCGAGCCACTATCGTAGAAGCTCGTGAGCGTGCTGTTATGCTTGAACCGCACCTCACCTGTTGAGCCTTGTCGATGCTTTTCAAATAAGTAAAACACATCTGAGCTATAAGGGTTGCCAGCTTCATCATTCAATCCGTAATATTCAGGTCGATAGACAAACATCACGGTGTCGGCATCTTGCTCGATGCTGCCCGATTCGCGAAGGTCTGAAAGTATCGGTCGCTTATCAGCGCGTTGCTCAACCTGTCTGCTTAACTGGGCAAGTGCGATAATGGGTATGTTAAGCTCCTTCTGCGCGGCTTTTAGCGTTCGGCTTATCTCAGCCACCTCAGCCTCACGATTACCGCCTCTGAAGCCCTCAATGGTCATAAGCTGAAGGTAGTCAATGATTGCCCACTTGCAGTTATTTTTACGTGCCTCGCGGCGCATTATTCGTATGGCCTCATGCACACCGCATCGAGGCTTATCGTAAATCGTGATGGGTAGCTTCTCAACTAATCCGATCGTGGATTCGAATGCGTGAAGCTCGGGCTGCGATAGGTTGCCATCGCGAAGCCTTGCGCTATTGATTGCATCTTTTGAGTGTTGAAGGATTAACCGCTGGCATAGCTGCGATTGGTTCATCTCGAGGTTGAAGTAAATGCCGGGCTCGTTGAACTGGCATGCGTGGTAAAGCGCGAGGGCTGTCTTCCCCATCGATGGTCTTCCGGCAATGATTATGAGCTCGGGATGGAAGCCACCTGTGAATCGGTTAAGTGCTGCGATGCCTGTATTGAGTCCGCTTGTCTTGCCGCTCTGATGCAATGCAGCGCGGCGGTAGTATGCCTGCCGCTCTTCGTGGGTTAGCTCGAGCGTTGTAATGATGTTATCGGTAGGGCTACCATTCTCGATCAGCGTGTTGAGGCGTTTAATGATGTTAACGGCTGTCTCGCCGCCGCTCTTTAACTTACCCAGTCCGAGTGCCTCTTCGGTTAGTATGCTGTTAATATTGCGTTTGATGTGTTCATCTTTTAGAATTGCGATATACTCATTGATCGGTTCAGAATAGCTCAACTCATTGCCCCATTGGGTGACGCTTGAAATCTGTTGCGGTGTAAGCTGCTTATCGATTTGCGCGTATTTGCCGAAGGTAACGAATGTCGGGTGCTTACCATCCTTCATTATGGCATTAATAACCTTAAATGCTTTGAGCGCGGTTTCATCGCTGAAGTGTTCATCGATAAGCTGCGGCGCAATTTCCTTGTAATTATCGTCACCGGTAAGGCAAAGATAAACGAGGGCTTGTTCTGTGTTTGGCAGTTTGTTCATAATTCAAAGTTATTTTTTTTAGGCACGTAGTGCTTACGTAGTAATTTTATTCCATCTTAACGCCCATCTGTGCGCGTGTCTTTGTTGGTTGAGGTTGTTTAAGGTTGTTTTGCTTATTAACTGGAAATAACCCTTTGTAATTTGATTGTATAGAAATTTCAATACCTTCAATCGCTTCTTCAGGTGTTTTATAAATCTTACCTATTTGCTTTAGAAGGTTTCTAATTCCTAAAGTTGTTGGGTATGCCTTAATCGTTATTCGATTAATTAGAAAATTTTTGAATGCCTCATTCAGCTTTTCATCTGTCTTAAAAAAAGTAAATGATTTTATCTCATCTATAGACCTATATTCTTTATTTTCTTTATTAGTCTTATTAGTCTTTATAGTCTTATGTATATGGGCTGTGCTTTGGTATTGCTTCGGCATTGCTTCGGCATTGCTTTGGTCTTGCTTCGGTAGTGCTTCGGTAAAATTTACCAAAGCAAATACATTAGCCATATATTGGTTTTTTGATTCACGAACAACCTTTATTAGCCCGTTTTCAATCAAAATGTCTAAATGCTTTTTATAAGTTTTATAGTTTGCAATTCCGCAACCGTTCATAATTTGAGTTGATGAAAGGCTAAACTCTGGCTTCCATCCAAGTTGGTTAGCTACCGAAACAATATAAAAATAAATAGCCGTTGAGGTAGTGTTATTGAGGGCAGGATTTTCGCCTGCCCAATTCCAATAACCGTTAAAGTAATTAAACATAATTAAAAAGGTAGGTTGTTGTTAAACAATTCTAAACCTCTTCTAATCCAATATTTTCTTTTTTGCAATAACAATTGTTCAAGAACCGCAATATGGTCGCCATTAAAATCATGAGCCAAACGTTCTAATTCAATTTGCTTTTTAATCGCTGCATTGATTAATGCCTCTTCGATTTGTTCTAAATAATTAGTTTCCATTGTAAAAAAAACGCCCTTTGATGGCTGCGGTCGAAGCGGCTCGGTTGTTAAACCTTGCCTCGCAGCCCCCAAAGGGCTTCAAGATTTTTGAAACATCATTCAGGCTTCGACCTCTGAACGCTCAAATATACAAATTTTATTTCAAATAAGCATCAATTATCTCAATACATTGATTCAATCCAATCCCGAACACTGCCTTGTAGCCGATGGCATTGAGGTGGTTCAGCATCGCGTGTTGCTCTTCGAGATGCTGATCGGCGTAGAGCGTACCATCGATGCGCTGCGTTCGTTCGCCATCCTTCTTAATCTCGATGTAAAGCCCAGCATAACCATTGGCTGGCTGGCAGATGAACAGGTCAGGGTAGCCTCGATGCGGATTGAGCCCCTTGTGCGACTTCGCCTGCCCGATGGTCATCTTCACCCCTGCACTGAAATCGAAACGCCATAATACTTTCGGATGCTTATGCTTCATGTATCGCGAAATGGCGAAGTAGATGTCTGTCTCTTTGTGGGCTCGTTTAATGCGTTTATTCATCGTGAATACACCTTGTCAATCATTCGTACCATCTCGACCTTATTAATGCGTTCAGCGTCATCGTAGAGGTCAATTATTATGCAGCGGTTGTTCTCATAATCGTTGTAGAATTTACGATACTTATAGTTGCCCTCATAGTAATCGAATCCGCAAGCCATGAGATACGATGCCACGTTCTTATAGTTATGATCGATGAACTCGAGTAGGTTGCCCATGTCAGTTGCTGCGCTCATTGTCCTGAAAGTATTTAGATATTAACTGCTTCGCGTTATCTATCTCAAGCGCGTTGTGTCGGTAGAGGTAGAGGTCGGTGAACTTACCCGATTGCTTCACCTTCGGCGGGATGCCGATGTAGTAAAAGCTAACCGGATTGAAGCCCATCAGCATCGAGTACCATACAGCCTGAACGTGGTTGAGGTGTCTTATCATATCCTCTGCGAATGCCTGTATCGTTGGTGCGCTGGTGGTCTTAACATCGGCAATGATGCCCTCCGATTCCCAGCATAAGTCCATCATTCCCTTTGCATCGCGTTTGATACCATCGACCTCAACGCTTCCAATCTTGATGTATTCGCGCTCTGATTCATCGAATAGGCGAGCAAGCATCGGCAGCTCGTGAATGGCCGTGTAAACATTCTGAACAATTGTCGGCATCTGAATGAACGGCTGCTCGAGTAGGTCGAAGTGAAACGATGCACCAGCATCGAGCGCGGCTTGTGCGTAGCTTATATCACCAGTGTAATGGCGTTTGATACGGCTCGCGCTCGTTGCTGGGTGCTTAATGTATTGTTCGCGTGTCATTGATTTGATTTGTTGCTTTTGGTTTTGAATTGCTCCATCTGCTCGAGGGTAATGAACACCTGAAGCTCATGGCAGTATTTAGTAAATAGCAGCGGCTGGCCATGCTCAATGATGTAATCGCGAGGTATATCCCATGTCGCATATTCATCGATTATGCGCACCGTATCGAATCGCGTTGCCTCTGTGATTAGCTTGTGATTGAGCCCATAGGCATTGCGCTTAACGAGTAGATGCTTAATGCGGCTGCGCTTAACGATTAACGTGCGGCTGATCATGTCAATATCCCCGATGTATTTAGGCTTCGGGTTTAATGCCATGTTAGCTAATTGAATCGATACGGTTAGCATCTGATTGTTGCGGTTTACGATTATTCGATTGCCGAACTTGTCCTCAACGTAGGCTGAATTGTCGTTAATTCTCATCGGATTACCTGTGTTTTAGATTCGTAAAGTTGAATTCCATCAATGCTATCGATGCCCAGCTCCTTCATCGCCTTTGGAAGCCCACCGAGTAAATCTTCAGCGGTTAGGTTGCCGAATGCGAATTGAACAGATAGCACCTTCAACCAGTCCACCTCGCCATTGGTACGCGCCTTAATCGTGGTGCGCACGTTCTTTGTATGGTTCGTCTCAACGCTGGCCGTGTATAGGTTATCGGTGAAATGCGCCATAATATCGTTGACCGATTGCGCTTGCCGCATTGCTGCCTCTGCCTCTTCCCTTAACCGAGCTTCTGCCGCAGCGCGTTCAACTGCGAGCTTCTCATGGTAGTCAATCATGCGCTGCTTCGCTGCTTCAATAAATTCGTTCAGCGGTGCGATGGTGTCCTTCTCGAGCTTCATCAGCTCCTTCTTAAAAGCATCGAGCGGCGTTGTTACTTCCTTGCGTGCTGATTCGATTGCCTTAACGGCATCGCTTATCTCCTTAACGCAAGCCGTCATCGCGTTGTATTCACTCACGTTGTTAATGAGTATGCCCTTGTTCGCTGCGATTAACGATTGAGCGTTTAATGTTTTAGGCGAATTAATCGCGAGGTATATTTTTTCGATTGGTATTTGTACCTTTGCCAGTGTGTTCATGTTTGTTTATTTTTAGATGAGAGGGGCGGCACTTTACCGCCCCTTGTTTATTTATTGCGGCTGTGTTTATTAATCCCAAGGTAAATCATTAGCGGCCTTCTGACCGAATATATCGTCAATGTCGGGCAGCTCCTCAAAGCTCTGCGGTGGCTTATTAAATGAAGAGCTCTGCTCGCTTCGCGTGAATGCGATGTATTCATCGGATTCCTTAATCTTATCCTGAATGAACTCGGGTAGCTTGCTAAATGTAAGCTGATCGTGCGCTGTTGGCGTGTAGGTGAATGCCTCGTTAATCGCTGCCGGGCATTCGTAGCCCTTCATAAGCGGCGCGAAGCTGATAATGTTCGCGTAGGTGTTCTCGCCTTTGCTTACGTGCGCTATGTTTACCATGCAGGTCTTACCGAGCATCTTGAATATGTCGAGCTTTGCCGCTTCTGCATCGCTTAACTTCTTACCAAGCCATGCCGATATGTCGCGGCGAAGCAATGCCTTCTCGTTCATTGATAGAGTGTAAATGCTGCGCACGTAATACGGCTGCTTGCCTTTATCTTCATCGAATACTGCCAGCTCGGTAGGTAGCTCGAATAGGAATTGAACCTTGCGTTTTTTTCCCGGATAGTTACCGCCCTGCTCGGTTGTTCCGAGGTCAATGATTTGGTAGCAGCGTGCAGGGTAGCTGCCTTCGGGTGCGATTTGGCGGTTCGATTGCCCGCCGATGGGTGCTGTTAAAGCCATGATATAAATGTTTAAGGGTTAAAGATTAAAGGTTGTCTGATTCGAGAGATTGAATAAGGTCGCGGTTAATGCCATCAATAACGCTGGTGAACTTATCGGCATACTCAGCGCGAGATAGTGGCTCAAATAGCCTGTGCTCAACTGGTACGCCTTCGAACTGCTCGCGGTGGAATTTACGAGCCATGTTTGCTGCGCCTGAATCGCAGCGTGTGTGGATGCCCTTTTGGCATCCGTGTGAAACGAGCAAGGTCATAACACCGCTGAGGTGGTCATAATGATAGAACTCTGTGCGCTCGTAGTTCTGAAAGGTGGTGCTTGTGTCCATCTCTATAAGAAATTAAAGATTTGAAATTGCTGAAATGAGTCTAAGTTTTAAGGAATCAAAAGTGGCATAACCGTTATAAGGCATTTTAAGAACGCTCCACTACTTTCCAACTCTCATAACCTAAAGGAAGTGAACCTCCAGCCCTTTGAGTTACAATTCGCTTTGCCTTTGCAATGATATATTCATCTTCATCATTCTCATTGCAGTTAACTTGAACCTCTCCCGAGTAAGTTGCTACCTGATATTTAACAGTTGCTATCATTTTGATTTTGAGTTTTTGTGATTGTGTTTATGGTGTGAATGTTTAAAGGTTTGAAATTGCTGAAATGAGTCTAAGTTTTAAGGAATCAAAAGTCGCATAGGTTTGATGAAAGTCATCGCTTCCGATATAGGTTGCATCTTCCTTAACTGACTTGTTTATTTGTTCGCGAAAAAATAGCACCGATTGAAAGGTGTCGAGCAGTTTGGTATGCTCATTGTTTCGGTTGCAGTTGTGCTTTACAAGCGAAGTCAATACTTCGATGCGTGCTTCGGCATCGTTCTGAGTTTGTGTTTGTGTGTTCATGGTATAAGTGTTTAAGGGTTTAAGAGTGTAAAGGGCGGTGGTTAGCCGCCCGTGATGGGTTAGTTAAAGTAAGCGTCGTAAGCATCAGCAGCTGCAAGCAAATCGTTTAATTCATTTTGTAATGTAACTTCTATCGCTTCCATTTCTTTAGTCCAAAAAGACTCCTCGTTCATTTTGTCTAAAATAGCTAAGCGCTTTGCAATTTCTGCTTTGATTGTTGGGTTAATTCTGAAGCCCATTTCTGAAAATTCTGTTTTCATGGTGTGAATGTTTAAGTGTTTGATTGTTTAACACTGCAAACATATAACCTTTTTTTGAATCTGCAATACGTGAGCAAAGAAAAAAGCAAAATAATTTATAAAGTGCTGATTTTCAACGCGCCTAATTTTGCGCCCTTGAAATGCCGAAGCCGATAATCACACCGAGCCCGACCTTGGCCGCGCTTGTTTGCCACCACTTCTTGCGTGGTTCGGCCACGATTATGTTATTCATTCCGGTAACGCTTACATAAGGATTATCGATGCCGAGCCTTACAACCTTATCGCGCTTACGCCAAAATAAGCCCTTACGCAGCGTATCTCCGATTGCAACGGTATAAGATACCGGAATCACAATTGAATCCAACTGAAGCCGTCCCAAGCGGTTTATCGAGCCACCTATCTCGAGCCACTTACCCGGCCGATGGAAGTAACGCGGTAAGCGCAAGTGCGGAAAGCTATCGATGTAGACCGTCTCACCGAGCTCGAATTGCGTTACCACCTTTGTTCGCGTCTGGTACTTAATAACCACCTCAGGCTCGCGCAGCTCCAAGGCTCGCAGCTTTGCCCCTGCCGCTGCGAGCTGCACCGATTGCGAATAGATGTGTGAGCTATCCTGACTGATACGCACGGTGTATTCACTATTAAGCGAATCGAGATACATCGCATTGCTCTCGGCCTCTGCCAATGCCCCACAAGTGCGCACCAATAGCAGCAACAGGAACAGGCAAATCGCAAGGAGGCTTAATGTTCTGATGTTGGCTTGCTGCATCTGATCAGTTCGTTTAATCGTTTAATATACGTGCTCTTATCGCGCAGCTCGTTCAGCAATATATCGCCAGCCACCTTGATCGGCATCGACTTCTCGGAGATGTAAACAGCGAGCACCTTAACGAGCCGCTCATCGCATTCACAATCGGTGGCCGGTAGTTTGCTCATAGTTGCCGCGTTGCTTTTTTGACTAACAGCCTAATCACATTGTCGAGCTTATCCACACTATCGGATAGCATATTCATTACACCATCGCGCTCCTGATCGGTTGCCCATGTGTGCTCATTGAGCATCTTCACCAAGCCACCGATCGAGGTTAATGGCTGCCTCAATTCGTGCGATAAGGTGAAGCGAAATTCCTCGAGCAGCATCTTCTGCCGTTCGTATTCGTGGCTGCTGATGGAAGTTACATCGACAAGCTGAATGCCGATGAAGTGCAGCATATCGACAATGGCGTAAACATTCCACATATTGTATCGCTCGGATGCAATCTTCTGCTTGGTCTTCGCATACGCCCGAATCGGGTCGGGTGATTTGCTTTGCGCCTTGCGAATTGCCGATAGCAGTTCATCGCGGTCGCTGTCTTGCGCTGCGATGTCGAGGATATTGCCGGGCTTTATGTGGCTTGAGTATTCTTTGAAGAGCTCATTCGTAGTGACAATTTTGCCATCCTTGTCGGTAATCACATAGAAGAGGTCAATACTTGACTCAAGGATGTGCAGCGATGCCATGCTGCAAAGATACGCTAAACCGAACGCAAATCAGAAATAAATGCACGCCACGCAGGCACGCATCCGAGCGCGTATTTGATGGTTAATAGCATCGTGAAGGTGAGCACAATTCCGTTTGCGAGTATATCGTAATTCATAGGCGTTGGCATTTCGGGCTCATTTCTTACAATCTGAGTCTTTGGGATGTAATACGTTGCAGCCGGGTACAAAGATACATCACACGGCTGAATTGTGTCAAATGCCGTTAATACTTTCGGCTTAATCGGCTGCGCCATCACTGCCTGGAAGCTCTCGCGGTTGGCTTGCTGGAATGAAGTATCTGCAACGGGCTGATGCCATTGCATCTCATCGATGTTCACCTTGTTATGGCGCACTACCTTTATGGTGTCTCTACGAATCTGTTGCATCGCTCTTGGCTTTTGGGATGTATCCTGCGGCTATTAGTGCTGCAATGATAGCTGTTAATGTCTCGGCTGTTATCACTTTGAAGATTAGCAAGAAGATTGATACCAATATCATCAGCGAACCGATGGTGCTGCGCCAGTGCTTCACAATCACATCGAGTATTCGCCTTGGTTTAGTAGGTCTTTTTGGCATACCTGAATATACGCCAAAGCCTTACCCGCGTTTGGGCAACGTAGGGCTAAATGTTACAAAGTGAGAAATAGAGATTTGCCTCTTCGCGGCGGCGATTGGTCAAGCCTGTGAGTGCTTTGCCGCCTGCCTTGTTCCACTTCAGGAACTCATCGACGATGCTCGGGTCGGCTGGGTTGGCTTTTGCTTTTCTTAACAGCGTGGACTTGACAAACGCACCAGTCCCCACGTTATAGCTAAACGCCACAAGCGCATCGAACTGGCATTGATTAAGGGTAGGTAAATGCTTATTTACAGCCGCTTCAAACGGCTCAAGTGTTGCGAGTAGCAGTTGTGTTGCTTCCTTTTCTGATGTGAGCTTCTCGCCGAGCATCACCTTTCTTCCGTTTGGATAACGTGTCGAGCCGTAGCCGATTGTCGGCACGCCAGCGGCGCATAGGTAGGCGCTCAAGCGTAAGCCTTCCCACTTCTTAATCAGATTGAGACCGAGAAGGGAGGTGGAGCGCATTAAATGACTAAATATTGAATCGTGGCAACAAAGTCTGTAACACCAGTATTAACTCCATCGCCTGCTGCTTGAATAAAACAATTATTATTACCCGTATCCGCTTGAATAACATATTGACCAAGCCTTGTAACTTCATTTGTAATTATTGAAGCAACCCCAAACAAATCCCTTCCGTTTGAAAAAGTCGATGCAACAGGCAAATCAACATTGAATGTACCAGTGACGCCAGCCGTATCAAGTAATATACTTAAATACAAGCTCATTGTAACCACATTGTCAACACGGCTATAAATTCCACGCAATACAGTAACAGTACAATCAACCTCATTCGATATAACTGGCGTAAAGCTGCCGCTTTCAAATTGCGGCATACCTGAATAGATATCCTGCACCTCAATCTGCTTGGATTGATTGGCTGATGTGTCCACAATATACATCACATCGGTTGCATCTGCTGCCCCTAATGTAGTTAAGTCGGTTACTTTTACCCCTGCCATAGTTTTAGGTTTTTACAAAGTTACAAATTATTTAGATACTCAATTAAATCAACCGAGCTTGTATAGGTTTGACCGTTTATAGTATTCTCAGTCAATGTCAGCAGATATACACCCTGCTCAGTAATCACATGGAAGGTATTGTCATCAACAGTCTCCCACTTAGGATCAATCAGATTGGCAGATATCTCAGCACTGGCTGTGCTGATAAATTTAACTTGAGTCGATGTGATATTTATATTGTTCATGGTTTTTCGATCATGTAGAATGAGCCATAAGCTACATCTGTGCCTGTTGTATTAAGCTGCAATGCGAATACTATGTACTGCTGTTGTGTCCAGTCCACCGCAGCCGTTGATGTTAAGTCATATAAACCGTAATCGGTTGCCACACCAAGTCCTGATGCCAAATATACCTCAGTATTGTTATTAGCCGTTTTAATTGCAAGGTGCCTGATCATTTGATTAACCAAAAATGATGGTGCCCCTGCATTCTGGTGGGATGCCAATAAAATAGGTGATCCACTAAGATTGGCAGTTGTATTGGCATAGATGCGCAATGTCATTGAGTTGGCAGTTCCGGTCTTAGCAGTACGATAAGTGATGCGCACTACATCACCGGCTGCAAATGTATTGGCAGGGATGAGCTGAGTATATTTAACAGTGTTGGCTGTGCCGGTATGAGTTGCCGAACTAATGGCAGATATATAAACTACCGAAGCACTGGCAGCTGGGAAGGTTGCAAGCGAGCCATCCCCTCTTATGTATTGCGCTGTGGTACCTGTTGCTGTTACGGCTAACGTTCCGCTGCTTGTTACAGGGCTATTGGCCACCGTAAATGCAGCAGGCATTGTTAAACCAACAGATGTCACTGTTCCGCTTGGAATTGTAGGGAATGTAGCAAGGCTGCCATCCCCTCTTACATATTGAGATGTGTTGCCACCTAAAATTGTGCCTAAGCTTTGATTTTTCCACAAATTAGGAGTGCCAGTTACGTAGGTAAGTAGGTCTTTATTAACCGGTGGTGTAGTGATTAAATCAACATCATGTATCTCATCAAGCTCATAGCCGTTCTGCACCCTCACATAAATTTGTCCGTTGCCATTATTAGCCTTTTCCACCACACCAATATAAACAAGATGATTGGGTGCGTATGGCTTAACAGATGTCAAGCTGCCTGCCGTTGCTCCAAGGTACAATGTATCACCTGCATTGTAAGCTCCAGTGTTTAGGCCATCAAGTACACCCTGCACAGTTATAAATCCATTCTGGCCGCTTGTAATATCTTCAGCGGCAAGCCCAAAAGTCTTTGCGCTTGTTGGGTCGCCTGTGTTATTCGCAAGCTTTACCGAAGCCTTATTGCCCGATGCTCCGAATAGGTACACCGCCTGCCCTTTGGTTATGGTTACGCTGTCGGCATTGTGAACAAAGGCGTGTAAGGTCTGACCGATTTGGCTTGTTACAGCCGAGCCGTTCATGTTATACGCAAGCGCACCAGTATTGCCAACGTATGCAATCTGCCCAGCGCCGGGTGAATTGGTAGGCGTAAGGCTAAACTCAACCGCATCGACTGAAATCTTATGCGTGCCGAGGTCAACGTCCTGAGTTGCGCCTGTGTATGGCACGTAACCGCTGAGGTCTTGCGTATTGTCAATGGTGAAGCTCGGATATGTACCACTCACCGCGATGCCAGTCCCAGCCGTGAGGCTCACAATCTGGTCGGGTGCTGTGTTGGTTACGATATTGCCAGTTAAGTCGATACCAGTGCCAGCCGTGAGCGCATCTTGCTTGCCTGCAAAGATTGTGAAGTCGGCAGAATCGAGATAGCCGTCAACGCTTGCGCTCGCTTGTGGGATGCTGATGTCTGGCGTAGCCCCACCGCTTGATGCCAATGGCGCACTTGCTGTCACGCTTGTAACACCGCCACCGCTTGGGATGTTTACCTGAACCACGCCCGGAGAGCTTAGCGATGCTGTTACGCCGTCGCCCGTAAAATTTAAGGTCGTTGTATTAGTGCTTACGTTTACGCCTTCATCCTGTGTTCGTAAAGGCGCGCCTCCACCTATTGCTACCAACGGATCGGCTGGTGTGCCGTTTCCGGTGATGGTCACCCCATCCACAGCCACCGAGGTGAGGCAAGGCTCACATGGCTCGAAGTCAGGCAGAGGTATGTCACCAGTTTGGCAAGTATCATAGCAGCCGTCCTCAGACGAGGTGCTGACATTGACATCCACCTCGATTGCAACAGCAGCCCATTCATAATTGACCGGCAAGTACCTGGCTTCGGTTGCATATCCGCTTGGCACTACCTCGTAGGCAATGGCACCGATGGCCGTCTTGAATTGCGGGTCAGTGCCGCTAATAAGCCGCAGCACTCTCGATGCTACCCAGTCCTGTGCATCCGCAGCATCGCAAGGTAAATGGCTTTTGCGCACCATTGCATAGGCTGTAAGGCTGAAGCGTGTCTCATA